GCCCTTCGCCGCGCTTGCTGATAACAACAAGCCAAACCGTTCTGCTTCATCGGATATTTGCGCTAAACCATCTGCGCCTTCTTCTAACACTAATAGCATTTCAGATGCGCGACCGCCAAACAAGTCTTGTGCGATGGATGACCTGACCGCGCTATTTTCAACACGCTCAAACCGGTCTGCTAGAAGTTCCAGAACCTTGAACTGGTCGCCCATAACTTCGTTTAAGTCATCGCTAGTGATCCCCAACTCATCAAACGAATCTTTGGCATCGCCAGTGCCACCTTGGAAGTCAACCATCACGCGGTTCAAGTTGCGAACAGCACGCGCAACCGTGTCAACAGATAGCCCAGACAGATCAGCCGCAAACTCTAATTTTCGCAGATCGCTAACACTAATACCTAGCGTCCGCGATAGCTTGCTGATCTTATCGATACTGTCCATCGATGATTTGATCAGGAAGCCAAAGCCACCAGCGCCGGCTAGAGATACCAGCGCGGTGCGGAAGCTAAAGACAGTCTTACGGAGTGAGTTCAGCCGCCTAGCGACTGCCTTGAATATGCGTTGTGTGGTGTCGATGGCTTGAATTCTGATTTTGAGATTTTGATCTGCCATCTTCTTTTATCCTAAAATAAGCGAACCATTCATTCAGTTCATCAACCGTTAATTCTTCTATCTCCGGTTGTGTTTTGTGTAAGCGATCACATAACTGCATTACGTTAAAGCGCAAGTGATCGCTAGTTAGTTTTTTTCGTGTTCCTCTATCCCATCGATGCTGTTCATCATTTTTCCGGCTATGTTGGCGATAGCAGTTAAATCCATTTTCATCAGATACATCTTATCTTCGAGCGTGAACAACTTATCGCCCTCTTTGTTTTCAGCCTTCATAATGATCATATCAACCATTCCAGACACTTGCATATCAACTAAAAAGTTTTTGTGCTTGCGCTGTAATTTGTCGATATCACCGATAGTTAGCGATGACACATAGACCAGCAACGGATTATCATCTTCGCCCCATTCAGGAACTTCAATGATGTTCCGTTGCCGTCTGTTGTTTACGCGTGCTAAGATTTCTTTCCCCAGTGACATTTAGAAATCTCCTTACGATACTGTGGTTTCAGTCAGACCACCGCTGACCTGCACGCTATATGTTGCAGACACGATGCCATCGTGTGCAACACCTATAGAACGCCCTGTAACGATCCCTGATCCGGTCAAGCGATGGTCGCCGGTGGTATTGCCTTCCATCTGAAGATTGACCGTTACTGCCGAACCAGCAGTGCAAGATAGTTGCGCCGCATCTGTGTCGTCAAAGTAGGTTTCAATGGTTGCGGTGGCATCGGTGAAAGAAGCCTTGTATGACTTCGAGTTATTACCCATACTTGTGTCCTCGATCACTTCTGCGGTTTGGTCAATGGTGAAGCTAATCACTTCAGCCATAGTATCAGAGCCAATTATAACGACTCCATCGTTTCCTTTAAATGTTGCCATCATTAACTCCTGTTAGCTGGCTGTTTCAACGTCATTTTCTTTGGTGCGGTATTCAACCATCACCGTGAACCTTCCAATAGCAACCGGCTGTTCACCATCGCCGCTAAAGTCAGCTTCAAAAGCCGTAACCATAACGTCCTTTGCAAGACTTCCTAAAGTTACGTTTGCCGCCAATGCTTCCTCAACCTCAACGGCAATCTGGTCTAGCGTGTTATCGTAATTCGCAGTTCCGACAACATACGCTTCAATCATAATTTCTAAATTCCTAGCGATTGATCTCGCCAGCGTCATTGTATCAAAAACAACGGCTTCTGTTCTAGTAAAAACGCATAGGCCGGGCAAGTTCGCTTGCTCAATAGGATAAACGCGATTACGAAAAACATTCGTGCCGGTGGTCGTTAATCCTGTGACCGCCGTAACAATCGCATCCCTGATTTGCTTGCGAACGTGTGCCATCAGTCCTTTTCCATTACTAGCATCGTCATTCCTGTGCCGTCATCTTGCACAATGCGTATAGTGTAGTTAACACCGCTAACCACTAACGCATCGCCTTCAGACGCGCTAGAAACGTCAGCAGTGCGGCAATGAAAGCGCGGTTGCTGAAGCGCAACACCCACACCGCCACCAGCATCAACCTCAATAAAATCATTATCGAAGATGCCATTAACAGTACTAGAAGCACCGCCAGATGGCGTATAAGTTGCCGCAACACCGAAATCATCGACACCGACAAAAATGGCACGGTCTGTTGCGCTTTCAACAGCCATTAGTCGTCCTCTGGCGTTTCAATATCTGCAACATCAAATGAACGATCTTCTAACTTCTTCTTAGAGCGACCGGCCTTCTTCGCTGTAACAGATTCCGCCAAACCACGCGCAATTAGCTTTTCGCCAATGCGATCATTAACTTCGTGTTCTTCTCCAGCAAACATATTGCCGCGTTCCCCAGTGTAACATTTTTCCAGAATTTTAACTTTCATAACAAACCCCTGTCAGAAATGGTGGACGACCGAAGCCGTCCACCAGTTAAATTATGCGGTTGAAACTTCATCTGTGATAGCAAATGAAGCGGCGTTCCGAAGTGCAACGTCAACGTCCTGATGAACGATGATGCGTACTGTTCCGGCGAGGCCACCGGTTGTTTCGTCAACAAGAATTGATGGTGCGCCAAATAGACCAACCATCAACTGTGAGAAGTCACCGAAGATCAGTGCTGAAGCATCTGTTCCGCCATCGCCCGGATTTAGGTTTGATGGAACGTTGCCTGTGAACTCCGCACGATAGCCATAAATGCTATTCCACGGATCATTCAGAAGCATAATGCTGTCGGTTGACGCGACCTTAACAGTGTTAGCCATCTTCGCCTTCACCTTCGGGTTTGTTAGCCAGCCAAGGGTTGCTTGGTTGATAACGCCGTTTGCGTCCTCAACTGTCTTAACCAGATCGGTTAGATCAGCCCAAGTCAGAGCCGCAACGTCAGTACCAGAGGAGATATCCACATTACCTACGTTGCCATCATTTAAGATGCCTGTTGGTTCGCCAGAAGAACCAGAACCACTGATGGCGGTTGCTTCTAACTTATCTGCAAGCGCACGAAGCAGATCGTCTTGAACGATTTGATCAAGTGCTGGGATTGACTCTTTAAGAGCAAGCCGACCGATATCAACATATGCACCCATTGTGCGTGGCTGAAGCGTTACGCCGGCATCAGTCTGTGACTGATCGGCAACTGCGCCAAGTTCTTCAACAAATCCGGCTGATGCGCCTGTTGAGAATTTTGGCATTTTGATGCGGTTAGTTAAGCCACCCATAAAGGTGACACCAAGAGCCGCCATCACTTGCTTTGAGCGTAATGCCTCAATGAACATATCACCACGATGAATTGTCGGGATGAAATTATCAACAACATTTTCATCGCCAACTGCGCCAGTTGCGGCAGTTGCCATTGCGCCAGCACGCCAAGCAAAATCTGGGATATAAAATCCTTCACTCTGTCTGCCGGTGCGAACTGCAATTTCATCGTGCATTTCACGTTCAAAGCCAGCATCTTTCCAATCGTGATTGATCTGTGCGCGGATCATTTTGCCAAGCGAATATTCACGCTTTTCTTTTACCGGTACGTCAACAACGTGTGCTGGAGTTTCAAGCGGCTGGTTGCCGATTGCTTCGAGAAGTTCGCCACGGAACTCATCAATTGAAGCACCACGACCAAGGGCTTCTTCACCCATATCAGCCTTGTTGTGCTTGCGTGCTAAAGTCATAATCTCTTTAGCATTCTTTTGTGCGGTTTTGGCGGCTTCCGCCCGTACCGCATCAAGATCGATATCTGACATTTTGTCATCTCCTTTGATCTCTAGGGTTGCGTGTAAAGGTTCGGAACTCGACCGACCAACACCAACAAGACTTGACTGATCCGCTGGGATTGAAACGATAGAAATTTCCATAGGTGTGGTGGCCACCCGATAATATTCTTCGGGATCGCCTTCACGTTCAACGCGGTTATCTACGCGATAGCCCACGCTGATATTTTGACGGATGCTATCCGTCACATCGTTAAACACCTCTGAAGATAGATCGCCTCTTCCGAAGCGAACTTTCGCACGCAGACGGCGTGCTTCCTCATCAAGTTTAACAGATTCCACAACGCCAATTTGACGTTCCATATCGTGATCTAGCAGAAGCGGCGCACGACCTGAGTTAAGAAACTCAAGGTTCATACTTTCGCGACTGTGATCAATAACTTCCATTCCAAATGAACGCTTAACCGGTTCTTCTGAAGACACACCAACCATAACTGTGCGTGTTTCTTCATCAATAGCGCGATCATCCATATCCATAGCGCGATGAACTAGATCAGCACGTTCAATGCGTTCTTCTTCATCATCGTGATATGGACGTTCTTCCATATCCTTATCATCGCCGCTTTCTTCCATTTCTTGATGTGGCTTTGCAAAAGTGATGACATAGGCATCATCATTTTCTTGCACATCAATGATATGTCGCTGTTCCATATCGTCACCTCTTTCTTCGGTTGCATCTTGAGCATTATGATCAAAATCAGCAGAAAAATCAATCTCGCGTTCACCGCGCAAGTCATTGATCTTGGTTAGCGTGCTGAATTTATGACCAACCAGCGTGTCGGTTGCCTCATAATCATCTTCACCCATACGATATAAACGTATCAAAGCGGCTGGGTCATCTTCTTCGCCAGTAATGCTAAAGTCTGTGTTCGGCACGTTGATTTTGCCATCACGCTCTATCTTTTCAATTCTACCACGCGCACGACCGCCGGAACTATCCCAGCTAACAAAATCGCCAACGCTTAATGCGTCAGGTGCGGCGCGTTTTTCATCATCAAGTCTATCCATAATGCGATCCTTCTCATTAGCCCACGATTTACCAGCATCGCCACCCCACAACGCCAACGCGATGCGTCCGGCTGACG